TGACGAGCCACTTCATACCATAACGACTTCGCCAGGGCATTTTGGACTGGTATCTGCGTTTTTGATCAAATATTACGGGGCTGGATGCGGGCAGATGCTCGATCATCCGCTCGGGACGATCACCACAAAAGACCGGTTCGGACTGGTCAACGTGATTTTGGACATCAAAGGAGAAAAGTATATCATCTATGATATTTTTCTGCGGATGCTGAAACCGGAAGAGCTGAAACTGATGCAGGGATTTCCACGAGATTATATCATTAACCGAGACTATAATTTTAAAAGTTACCCGGTAGCGAAACAGGTGGCGCGGATTGGGAACAGCGTGGTGCCGATTATGGCGCAGAAACTGGTAGAAGCAAACTGCCCGTATCTAAAAGTAGGAGTGCGGGTGCCAAACCTTAACATCGATGACAGCCAAGAGCAGTTGAGATTTGCGTGAGGAGGTGATACCAATGGAGAAAAAGGTTCTGGAGCAGTACATAGACGCATGCGAGCTGATCAAAGAGACGGAAAAGGACATTAGACGGCTGAAAAAGAAGCGGCAGACCATCGTGCAGACGAACGTGTCCGGGAGCAATCCGGATTTTCCGTACAATCCGCAGCACTTCAAGATCGC